GGGGTTCCTATGGTCTGCTGTTCCCGTTGGCTTATTCCTCCAAGGCAAGCTCAGAGTTTCGGGTTGGGCGGGTCTGACCTGAGCCTGAGTGCTTTAGAGCCCCTACGCCACCGTTATCGAAGTCTCAACAAGTTTCACGGTGGACTTTTGCCCAACTAACCTAGCCAAGCTAAGTGTGTCGCCGTTTAAGGCGTCCGGTGCTTTGTAGCTGATACGTGGCCGGAACCCTACGGGGCCTTAAATGGGAAAGGCCCGGAAACGTTCCGCTAGAAACGCCCGGGCCTCTCCTTATCTAACAGGGAAACTTGGACGCGGCTAGCGGACCGCTGCTGACAGGACTGACGATGCAGACTAGACGGTTGACATCAAGCTTTAGATGCGTGATTTTGCCTTTAAGCGTGCAAGCCTCTGAAGACCAGTTAGATATGTTTGAAGAAAGTTCTAAGAAGGTGAAGGTTTTAAGCGGAATCCCGGCAAAGAAAGTAGCCATCACCCTAGCGTCTCAGATTGTGCTTCCTTCTGTCGTTAAGCCATTTACGGCTATTCGGATGAGCCCAACTGAGATCCTCATCCTTAATGAGGGATTCGACCTTTAAGGCATATTTCGTGGATATGCCCTTTAGAGCATATTTGGAGGTAGGGCCGTGTCTCCAGATGTTGGCCCGGGTCTGCGGCGTGTCGGGCAGGCGGTGCCGCGCCACCCACCTGTCCGTGTAGAGGCAGAACAAGCGGAAGCTGCCATCAAGGGTGGATCGGTCCTTTAAGGAGGCTTTATGCCCCCAGTTTTGAATGTCCTTAACTACGGCAGGCTGGATTTGGGCCGGGCCTACGGCGGAGCCGTTGCGGGCGTTCAGGTCGCCGCTGGATTCCATCTGGACAATCGCGAGGAATAGGATTAGGAGCTGGGATTCGGTCATAAATGCGGGTGATTCACCCTTTAAGGCGGATTTGTCCTTTAAGGGGGATTCGTCCTTTAAGGCGGTTTTCCACATAACGCCCGCGCCCAGCAAGCCTCTTCCCCGGGTATTGCTACGCATAGGGCCTGCCTAGGGTAAAACCCCCAGAATTAGATTGGGTAAAGTTCCCCAATTCCAGAAATCGCAGGAAACGGCCTTTCCTTGCGTTTCTAGCCACTTTGGCCCTTCGCTGGTACGTTGACACTCCCCGGACTAGCAGCAGCCCGCAAATCGCAAGGAAACGCGCAATGGGAAGCCTAGATCGCCGCAAATAGGCGCGGAAAAGCCGCCCCGGTCAAAGGGCGGCTCGAAGGTAGAGGCTTAGGTTAACCTAGCAAGGCGAGCCCGGCCCCGTACAAGAGGAAGCCCGCGCAAACGATAAGCCACGCGGCGGTGGCAACGAAGTCCCCTTTTTTCATCCGCGGACCTCCCCAGCGACAAAGTAGGCGTGGCGAACAAGCCACTTCGCCCTTTCGTGATCCCCGAAACGCCTCCAAGCACGCAAGGCGTCGGCAAGTAGCTTTCGGGCCCGCGCCCCGCCTCCGTTGCGCACCAAGGCCCCGCAAGCCTCGCTTTCTAAGGCTTTGCACGTATCTCGGGGAAGAGTAAGGCAACGGGCCCGGTAGCTTTGGGCCTCGGCTTCGCTCGAAAACGTAGCAAGCGGCCGAACCCCAAAGGTTCGCTGCCCTTGCCAGACCCCGAAAACGCAAGGCGCGTTTTCCCGGTAGATTCGCGCGATTTTCATCGGCTCAAAAGTTAAGGACAAGGACACTCTCCCCGGATTCAATTGCGTGCGTTTGATCCAATAGCCACTCAAAGGCTTTGTCAGCGTCGGACTCTTGGTGCCCATAAGCTGCGCAAGCCTCGGTCGCGTTTTCGTATTCGGTCCAATCGCAACAAAGCCCAACCGGGTCGAACTCAATTTCTTCTCCGCAACCCACTTCCAGTTCTTCGAGATAGTCGAAAAGGGAGTAAAGCCCTGCGCGCGAAAACTGGTCGGGCCTTATCTTCTGGAATCGGTCGGCAAAGTCCGACCCCGAGCGTATGGTGTCTTTCATTATCTAGGTTTGTTTATGGTTAACCGACAAAGGGTTAAAAGGCCCAAGCAAGGCCCAAGCCAAGCCCCGCAATCAGCAAGACATAAAGCAGGACATCGGCAAGGGTGACGGTTTCGGATTCGTGTTTCATTGTGTCTGTATGTTTCGAAGCCCCAAGGGCTCCCCTATCCCCTCACTTTCGCGAGGGGAACGGGGAACGCTTAGTTGGCCGCGTCTTCCAGAGTGAGGAAGCGGAAGGTGATCCCGGCATCCCGCAACTGATCCTCCAAACGGCGGCTGGCGTGGTACATAGGGACCGCAATCCCCGGAGCGTTCCGGCTGCAGGATTCAAGGCGCTTGTTGGCCGCGTTCCACTTGCTTGGATGCACGGTGCCGTCTTTCGACAGAATCCGCCAGACCCCGCCAACATTGAAGGCCCCGCCGCCGAAAGAAACGGCCACATAGCGGTCGCCAGTCATAATTTGAGTATTCATAGTATGATTTATATTATTTAGATTACCCTTACAGAGTAGCACGCCGGACCTAGGAAACGCAATGCGTAGTAACGCGTATTTGCCAGCCTCCAAAGTGGGGAAATTTCCCCAAAACGCAATAGACGCGAAATCTCAGCCCGGTCTATACCTAGGTACGCACCCGGACAGGCGCCCCGCAAATCGCACGCTAGGCCCCCGCAAACGCAAATCCCGGCAACCCCAACCCCTAGTGTCCAACCGTACACTCCCCAAGGGTGACAGAAAGGACAGGAAGACAGGGAAGGCCAGAGTGGCGGCCAGAGTGAAGGACAGAGTGGCGAAGGAGTGGTGTGCAAGGAGTGGTGTGCAATCCCTTCACCCCCTTAACCGTGCGCCCGCCCGCGCAGGGTCCAGACCCTCCCATATGGTGTTAGGGTATTCCCCTAGTTCTACCCATAGGGTGGTCACCTCTTCCCAATTGGGGGGGGAGGGGGTTGGTGGGGTGGGGGGGGTGGGTAAATTGGGATTGCTCCACTAAGCCCTTTTAAAAAATTTCCAATATGTCCCCAAAAGGCCATTCCTTCGCTTTAGGCTTGAGTTAATCGCCCGGCCTATACCAGCATAGCCCGATGACCAAAGAACGCGCTAAACGGGCTAGAAAGCCTGTTAGTGAGATGGCGGTGGAGATTGCTAAGTTCGGGGAGGCTGAGGGGAACTTCTTGGAAAGGCGTGACCCGGCTAAGGCGGTGAAGGCTTTGGAGATGTTGGCGGAGGGGTGTTCCTTTGGGAAGATTAGGGAGGAGCTGGGGATGAAGTGGGAGACGATTAGTCGGCTAAAGGCCCGGCACCAGATGGTGTTGGAGGATAGGCGGCGGGAGTTGGCGCAGGATGCGCTGGAGATTGCGGAGGGTCTGAGGCTGTTGCAGAAGGAGAAGATGAGGATGCTGGCGGAGGACCCGGAGCAGTTGGCGCGGACTAACATCCGAGACTTGGCGATCCCGTGGGGCATCGCGAACGATAAATTTCTGGCTGCCTTGGGGGAGAACAAGGTGGTGGTGGAGCACAAGGGTGCCGCGCCTAGCTTGGAGGATGCGATGAAGGCCATTGAGGAAGCTAGGGCCAAGCTGAAGGCTAGTAGCGTGGAAGTGGTGGCTAAACCCGTGGAGGCGTGTTGAAAAGACTGGGGTGTTTTTTCAACAACGTGCAAAGCAAACTAGGCTTTCTTTTAATTCCATTTTCCGGAATTAACGAAAACTAGGCTTTCCTTTAATAATGGCCCTAGTCTGGGAACCGCACGAAGTATTAAAGCCGCCGACTGACGAGGAGTTGGCGGCGATGGAGCCGCAGGATGTCTTGAAGCTCCACGAGCTTTACCACTCGGCTATCTCCAATAGCAGGCGTGACCCGTATCGGTACGGCTGGAAGCTTCCCCATTGGCGGGATGCCGAGGAACTGCTCCAGACCCACGCAGAATTGCTAGTAAGTGGCGGAAATCGTTCTGGCAAAACAAGTTGGGCAGCTCACGCCGTAGTGAAGGCGGCAGTCGAGAACCCCGGCTCCGTCATTATGTGCTTTGCCCAGAATGCGGATGTCTCCATCCGTCAGCAGCAGTCGGCGGTGTATGACGCTCTGCCGGAAGAGTTTAAGGTGAAGGTCTTGGGTACGGAGGAGAACGTGTCCTACACCCGGAAGAACGGGTTCTCCAAGTCCAGCCTCATTCTCCCTGTCAGCAAAAGCTCCATCATCTTTAAGACGTATGCTCAATTCCTTAACAACGACACAATCCTTGAGGGTGCTGAGTTGGGGTGCCGCAATCCTAGCTGGATCAACATTGGCGCTTGGTGCGATGAATACCTCATCGGACCGCAGCTCCTTAGCACTCTTCGTTTCCGCCTCGCTACTCGCAACAGCAAGCTGGTCGTTACTTTTACACCTATCGACGGCTGGAACGAAGTTGTCCGAGACTACGTGCAGGGAGCGGAGACCATCCGATCTAAGTCCGCCGAGCTTCTGGGTGGCCGGACAGTCCCATACATTCAGCGTTCAAGGAACCGGGATGCCGGGATCATCTACTTTCACAGTCGGGACAACCCCTTCGGTGGTTACGACCGTATCGCCAAAGACCTAGCCAATAGGCCAGAGGCCGAAATCCTGACCCGTGCGTATGGCATTGCTACGAAGTCCATCAGCACGAAGTTCCCCAACTTCAGCCGAGACCTGAACGTCGTAGCCCACGAGTCGATTAACCTAAAGGGAACGACGAAGTATCTTATCCTTGACCCTGCTGGGAGAAAGAACTGGTTTATGGCGTGGATTGCCGTGGACCAGTCGGATACGTGGTGGATTTATCGGGAATGGCCGGATGTCAATGTCGGGGAGTGGGCCAGATGGCACGGGGGTAAGTGGATTGGCGGAGAGGGGTCTAAGGGTCTGGGTTATGGCATCCGCGATTACGTCGATCTCATCACGGGGATGGAGTCGGATACGAACGACTCAATCTTTGAACGACTGATCGACCCTCGGCTAGGTGCAGCCAAATATCAGACGCAAACCGGCGTATCGTCCGTTATGGCGGACCTTGAGGATGCGGGGCTAGTGTTCCTCCCAGCCCCCGGCTTGGACATCGAGGATGGGTTGCAGGCCATCCAGACCAAGCTTTCGTACAACAAGAAGGCTCCGGTCGATTCCCTGAATCGGCCCCATCTCTACATCTCGGACCGCTGCGAGAACATCATCCAAGCCTTTCAGGAGTACACGGCGGATGGTGGGCAGGACGAGGCGTGGAAAGACCCCATCGACTGCATTCGCTATGCGGCGGTGGCGGGGATACGCTTTATCGACCCCAACTCACTTCGAACCATTAAACCGACTGGAAGGGCCTACTAATGATCGCATTCAATGACCTGTGTACGGAGCTTGGCATCACCAAGTTCCAATTAGCCAAGCTGAGGGATGAGCGTCTGGCGGAAGGAGAGTATCTGACTGTGGAGGGCCGGAAGTTCTTTACGGAGGAGGGAGCGGAGAAACTCCGGCTGGCTGTGGCTGTCCCCGAGGCTGTGCCAAAGCGTTTGCAAATGCGGGTGATTCGCCGCGCTCCTAATCCACATTGGGTCTATTGTCTGATGGATAAGGACAAGGGACTTGTTCCCGTAGCCGTCCGACCCCGCGATTGTGATAAGCTGA